ATTGGTAAATTATCGATAAAACCAAACTAGGCCTTTCATTAGGTTGAAGGTCTTTTATTCATATAATATTCCATACGTTCAAGTTGCCTTTCATGGTAAAGTATTATCATGCTGTTGGTCCGGGCTTTTTCGGTGTTGAACCTAGTCGGGCCCTCCTTGAAATACTCTACAAATTCTTGCTGACTTGTAGTATTGGATCTGCATTTATTTTTTATGGTAATCCTTCCACACTTGTAGCAACGATTCTCTCGCATGGCTCTTCTTTTAATAGCACTCTTAGAAGTTCCAGAAAAAGGAGCCACACTTGATTGTCTTGCTACTTCAAACATTCTAGTATTAGTATAAACCATACCTTGAATAACATATATGATGTCCAGGGGAACACACAAACGGTACAAACATAAAGCTATAGTATTTAAAGTGTCTTTGTAACACAAAGTCCTCATCTTAATCACAGGTCAGGTTTCTTAAAGTTCTCTTCGTTTTGCAACCATACAGCCCACCAGTCACTTCAAGAGAGTTGTTCGAAAAGCGATCATTTCTCGAGTTTCTATCGATCGCAAGTTGCCTATGCGTGGCGTTAGCTATCATCTCCTCATTCGTAGGTGATCGTATTAAGCCTTCGAGGGGTTTAATTGCTGCTGGGTTCCTTATGTAATCAAAAGTATCAAAGGCAGCAAATTTTGTTTGCTCACTGAAACCTTTAGCTTGCCAATTAGCTGGTGGTTGATTCGTCCCAATCATGTAGTTCCAGACTATAGGTGCGTAAGCACGGCAAAAGGCTCGCAAAGTAGTGTATTCCTTGATTGTGGCGACCACCGAGTCTCGAGTTATAGCTCCGCCTGGGAATTCGACAGTGCCTTGAGGATCCATCTTGTCTGAAGAACCAGCATTTGCACAATACATAGCCGTATCCCAAACTATTGGTGCTATTGATTCAGGCGGGACCCCCAATCCTTGCAATTTTGCTGAAATTTCGATGAGCTGCTGTGCAGTCGCCACTGCGGTCGAGGAAGGTCTCCAACCTTTTTTGATCAGGATATCAATTGTCGGCATGGTGAAGATATTCGTCAAATCCGGCCTAATCTCATCCATAGGCTTCAATGCAGGACGTCCAATTTCCAAACCTATATTTCCAATTTGTTTTGAACGCATGTTCTTCAAAAGGTACTCTTTTAGCTTCCGAAATCTTTCTTCCAACTCATCATCAGAATTATTACCAGTGAACTCCTTATTTGCTTCTTCAGTCCTTTTCTTCAATCTCTCTTCTAAAGCTTTCCTGGTGTTCTCCCTCTCTTCATCACTTCCTGAGGGAGAAGCTGTTTTTTCAATCGTTGACATTCTTTATCAAATTCAAGCTTTTAAACCTAAGAGGACACTAAACTCTTAGAACATCCAAACTCTTAGCATAATCTATGAATTGCTCATTAAACACACAACCAAGTATCTTAATAGACTCTCCCGTGATTATGACGGTGCACTTATTCTCTTGCGGAATCAAAGTGAAAAACAGATAGTAAGTTAAAACACTGGTTAAAGACACGATTAAGTAGAAGGGTGCTGGCAATTTTGGGAACATAGCAAGCATATCTTTCTCTTCTTAGTGTTCCAAGAATCTCTAGAGAGGTACAGTATCACGGCAACAATTGTGAAAACTATCAGGAACGGAATATTTTTGGAATTCGAGTAGAAATCCGGTTTACTACTTGGTCCACAATAATCTATTCTTTTGGTTCCGTCCCTATATCTGCCCCCGTGTGGGAGATGGTGTATGTTGTCGCCTGTGTGAGGTAAAGTGTTTCTCGTGAGCAGGAAGACAGAAAGCCCTATCCCCAGGCCTGTTGCAATAGCAAAGTAAGAAGTAGAGTAATCAGGGGGAGGTGTCAGAGGCATCACCACTCAAGATTAATAATTTCTTTCTGTGTCTCGTGGTTGCAATGTAAGATTTCCACCTATACTCACAATCATTTCTTTGAGAATCAGAAGTTACAAATGTCACTTCGTCGTATGTTTCGCCTCTTGCGCTTACCTCGTCTTTGAATTCCAAACAGTGAGCTCTAAGAAGTTTCTTAACGTCTTCCTCTACAGCAATTATAATCCCAATAGGCTCCGCACTATATATATTCTTGATTCTTAAAGAATCTTCCTCAGTTGAAGTGATCTGATAACCCCTCTTATTCAGGAATTCACAAGTGCTCTTCCCGAATCTTCTAGTTTCAGTACCGATGAAATTGCACTCGATTTTAACCTGCTTACCAGTTTGGTTCGGATCACCGAAGATTATCTTTGGCTTTAAAACAGAAAAGTCGCCTTCTGTGTATTCATCGATTATATTGTAGCACCCATCCTCATCGACAAAGTCGTGGACGCTCCTGATTCTGATGTTAGTCAAATTATTGGGGTCAGCTATGCCAAAAGTGTAAGCCCTGAAAAGTCTACACTTGGATAAGATTTCTCTTATAAGCGTAGATTTGCCAAAGCCTGGTACACAATTAACCACAATAAGGTCTCTAAAGTTGTTATTCACACAGTAAGTTCTTTCTCTAATCAAACTCAAAGCTATATCCATATACGATCGCAAAGTTATAATCTAAGCTAAAGTTATAACTAAGCTTGTTGGAAGACTTTATATATATCAGATCTCAGGAGGTTCTTGTTCTGCACTATGGTTCTCACACACATGTAATGATTATGTATCTCTTCTTCGTCCATGAGAACCAGTGCATTCTCACCCATCAAGTATGCATAAGACACTTCTATGGCATAATTATCTATGCAGTTTTGCAGATTATTCTTCTCTATCGCAATGCACATTCTCCCATATACAAGCTGAGGTTTCTTGAAAATGCCTAGTCTATTCAGACTCCAACCACAGAAAGTGGGTCTTGAAGTGAAACACACTTTAGCCTTCAACCTCAATTTTTCTAGATAACTAGAATGCACTGTACTCAATCGAAGTCTTTTGGAAGCACACATGTCATCACCTGCGAAGCATATTGATTCTTTTCCAGTTATCTCATACTTCATGAACGTGAAGAGCATATTACTCATGGTGTTGAACAAGAAAGTGCTGGCTTCACCAGAAAACCTCATGATAGCGAAGCTTCCGAGTTTAGAACCTAGATGCGTTTTAATAAAGATGTAGTCATTCACCAGGTCCCTTGGAAGACCGAGGTATTTCATTACTGCGACCTCGAAAGCCATGATGTAATGATCTTGTGATGCGTCAAAGGCTTCATAATCAGATTCAGTGCAAACTCCAGAGAAGTTGTTAGCCTTGACCCAATCATTAAGATCATCAATATTCTTTCCGCTGTGGATATAATACTTTGCTGGTAAAGCATCATTAAGCTTTTTCTCTATGTATCGTACATAAGGTGCAAATCTGCAAAGTACCTCATGTTGGAAACATAGTATTGTTTGGGCTGCTTTAGCATCAGCAAAACGTTTCTCAAATTTGGTGCAGAGTTGATTTTTAATGAATAAGAATCCTAAATCAATCAACCAATCTCTGCAGCTTCTCCCACTGTGATTTTCAATCACGGCCGCACTCTTGCTTGTCTTCTTTTCCTCAAATTCTCTTTTTGCAGCTGCCATTTTGAGGGGTTCATGATTTTTATTCAGTTTGATATGCTTGAGGAAAATACCAAGCATGTACTCTCCAAAAGGTTCAGCTGCTCTGAACTTTGCTGTTTCTTGTGCTGGTTTGGAGAATCTAAGTCTTTTCTTAACAGCCATCAAAAAGGTTGCTGTGTCATCTCCTTTATGTCTTGGGTAAATTGATTCAAACCTTTCGCTCGCGTTTGTCAATCTTTTGAAGTCCCCCTTCTCGTACCTATCGGTAAATTGATTAGTTATGTTATTTCTGTACACACATTCACGAAATTCCTTAGCTTTAAACCTATTAAGGAAAAAGTTCCTTATGTGCTCTATGTTGCTCCTGGGCACATGGGTTTTGCAACTTTCTTTTTGCATTATTATCTCCATAGCTTCAGGCTCAAGGTAATCTTCATCTTGCATGAGATCTAGCATACCTTTGAGCCATGGGTCACCCCTCACTTTTTCTTCCTTTACATAAAGATTCTTTCCGAACCTTTCCCCATAACCTTCAACAAAAATTGGGCGTCCAGGTAGCATTTTTTTAAAATCTTCCAAAGTGGCGCTCTGCAGAAGGAATCTTCTAAGAACCCTACCATCAAAAATTTTTTCCAAGTTAGCACTATTCTCACCTGTCAAGTTAAGTAAAGCTATACCATCAGAAAATCTCGTCAAGGCTGTTATCCATCTTTTCTCTGAAACATTGATTGAACTTTGTGTAATAACTACGCAACCTCTTGAGAAATTGCGTCCAGTCGATTCACCAAAAGTCAGGACTTCTTTGCATGATTCATTATAAGAAAAGATTCTTTTATCTTCGAAGCCAGGCACCAGAATGATTTCTTTATAACTGAGGTCCGCTCCTTTGAAATCAAGCATGTCATCAAGGATAATAAAATCATCCTCAATGATTGTGTTTCTCATTTTACAAGGCAACCTTTTTTGAAAATTCTTATTCTTGAACCTCCTACTTAAGACGTTGAATTTGTAGTCCTTCCCTTTTAGTACTTCCTCTATATCCGTTGTATCGCCAAGGAAGAAGCCTCTATCCAATTCACTGTCGTAATCACTCTGGCATGGATCCCCTGTGATATAGAAAGTCAGCTCCAAATGTTGTGTGATGATAAGTACGAGATCTAAATAACCAGGAGGGTATAACTGTATCTCATCTATAATTACTGTTTGACCTTTTCTGAGTTTGGTCATTTTTTTAATAAATTGTTCAAAAGTGAAAACAACGAAAGCTTTGTACTTCCGTTTGCCGTCCTCTCTAACTCTCTTTTCAAATTCATCAGCTAAACTTCTTCTTGGGCTGACGTAACATATTGACTTTTCGCTCTCATTTTTAATGACTTTAACAAAAACTGAGCTTTTTCCGGAGCCGAAAGTTCCCAGAATCACGTGTAAGTCCTGTTTTCTTGGGATTATTTGATCGACTTCCCGCTTCCGCATCCCGTTGAATATTTCTGAACAAAGAACTCCGGTCCTACCCTCATGAAAACTCTGAGCAAGTTTGGCTGCTCTAGTACTTGATGGTGTGTAGGGTATTTTGTCAGCTATCTTCTCTAATTCTTTGGACATTACGGAAGTGAGTTTCGAGCAAATTTTTGGGAATTGCTTCTGGCTGTCATAAAATTTCTGTTTCTTCACTTTTTCAATATGACCCTCAGAAATGCAAAAATAAGCTTCAAAATTTCCACCCTCGTTAAGTAGAACCGTTTCCCTATCAACTATACAAAACCCTTTTATTGAAAAAATTTTCAGAATTCTCTCGAAAGTTGTGAGGCTCACTCCTTTCTCTTCTTCCATCTCCCTCAGAATGCTTGAGTTTTCCTCCCTATTAAGCACCTTGTAAACATCTTGATATCTTCTGTTGAGGGTTTCAGAGACCGCAATGATAGCACAATCCTCTTTAGGTAGCAATATATCGTAGTGTCCATGATGTAGAAGGAGAGTAACAAGCATATTGCTGTCTTCCCCCATTGCTTTGATATCAAAAGGCATTTCGGGGCAAATTATCTTAATATCAAGATGTAGAACATTAGCTGTGAGGGCTACAGCTTCTTGTTCAGCATAAACTTTGTTACCTCTCTGTCTTATTATTTCCTCATTTTCTTGTTCTTTTGTAACCTTTGAAAAGACATGTTCTTTGATTGTAATACCGTCTTGACCCAAGAAGTAACCAATGCACTGCCAAAAGCAGTCACCGTCACCCATGGTTTTAACGATTTTAAACTCATGCAAGTATTCTTTGTTGCTATTCAAAGTTACAAAATTCGCTGGGAGGAAAGTTGATTCTGTGGTCGCAGGTTTTTCTGGTTCCGTTTCTACTTTCTTTTCTCCAACAAGATCTAAAACTTCTTGGATTGCACCTGCTCCAGAATCCTCCTCTTTATCTTCCCCTATGCTTTCCTCAGTGAATCCTTCGCATAAAAGGATTCTGTCGTCGAGCTCGTCAGTTAAGGTGTCAACACAAAAACTATGCATACAAAATTTATCAACAGCAGCTCCTATAAAAAATATCGTCTGTACAAAAGAAAAGTTTTTCCTTAAGCTTTTCACTTTTTTTGGTTGATAGCAGATGATTTTTTTACCTGTTTCGCCTTGAAGAATTTCTGAGAAAATTTCAAGAGTTTCAGCACTAATACCTTTGTTCTCTTCTTCCATTAAGAAAGCCATTTCACAAAGTTTAAGTGCTTCATTCCATACGTTCCCTTCGACCTTCTCAAAATTTTTGTCTTTTGTTTCCTTCTCCTCGTCTTTTTCTCTTTCTTTCTCGCTTTCTGGATGTTCTTCAGATTTCTTTCCCTTGCCTATTTGAGCAACGATGAGAGCGTATCTCTGTTTTACTTCTGTTGAAAGGCCACGTTCAGCGTCACAAAGATATTTCTGATTGTATCTGTAAACTTTCTCCTGTAGCCATTTCCTATTATTTTCAAAGAAGTAAATTTTTCCATACCGCACATTGAGACTTTTTAATCTTCTCTCAATTTTGTTCCGAGCTTCTAGGTACATTGCTTCAGTCAGCAAGAAGCCAAAATTCTTCTTCTTAATCATCTCACTCATCCTGTTGATTTTTGACCAACATCTGCTTATGCGTCCGTTTGAATCAGAAAAACTTTTATAAAATAAAGAAGCAAAGATTTTACAAGCAAAATCTATATCTAATCTAAGGCTATATTTAATTCCTAAGTTTTTGGCCCTTTCCTTATCTTCTTGAGCTCTGACCTGTTTCCTCAAATAATTCCTTGTGCCATCAAATTCTTGCTCTAATATGATTTCCTCCCTTGCGCACTCATTAAGCAAGTCCTCTTGGAATTGCTGGAAAATAGGGATTTTGGAGTCAAGCGTTATGAGCTTTATTTGAAAATTGAAGCTTTCCAAATTTGCGATGAACCTATCTAAGCTCACTTCGCTTGTCTCTTTCATCATTCTAGCAAAAAAATCAGGCAGAACCTTGTAAATATCAGCTTTAAAAATTTTGAGGAGGTCAGGCATGAGGATCGAACGCATTTTACCGGTTTCAATAACGAGAGGAGCGAATTCCTCAATAAATTTAATTTCGAAACCAGTAGGGTCAACTATGAGTTGACCCAATTTAGCTATGGCTGACTGAACGTCAGGCTTCTGAAGGGTTCTGAGATATCTATAAATTTTGCTAATAACATTAATACTAATAGGGAAAGCTTGACCAATGTTCCTACCAAGTGGTTTCAAATGTGAGGCAGAAACAGCATCAAAATTACCGAAAGTCCTGATTTCCTCAGTTATGGCGTCTCCTTTGGTAATCGAGGTGAGATGGTGTGAGAATTTGGAATGTACAAGATCCACGCAATAAACCTCACCGTTGTCAAGCTGTATTTTCTTCGTTTTAAGAAGAAAGGAACAATCCAGGGGCTGTGTATAACCTTCAGCGTGAACTCCATCAGGATAATAGTGGATTTTGTTCCCTTCTATCTTATATTCGTAGCACCACTTGTTTAACGATTCTTTTGACCCAGCTAAGATTTCTGGTGGGCAGACAAGTGTTGCTAGGATACATTCTGGTCTGAATTGTTCAAGCATGTAAATCAGATCTTTTCTAGACCAGTAATGTATTTCGTCGTGAAAGAAGAGTTTTCTTGACTTCCCTTGGAAATTCCTTGGGAACATGATGTTTCTCCTTCTTTCATCTGCACTGTATGAGGTTGAAGGGAGTTCAGCATCAACCCCAACAAAATCATTGGAATATCTTATTCTGTCTTTGCTGGTTATGAAGCGGTTGAGATATTCCACAGTTTCAAGAGACTTGCAGCGTCTCTTTAACAAGCTCAGCTTGTTCTTTTTAATAGAGACCAAATAGAAGCTTTGGTCCAAGAGTGGTGCGGTCACCACATAGAGCATGTAATTTTCTAGAGTCTTGCACACTGGGTGTGAGTGAACCATGCCGCTGTATGGGCTTAAGTAAATACCTGCATTGATTAATTTCTCCTTAGCTTTAATTGGTAAAGCATAATTGAAGAAGTCAAACAATTCATCTTCTTTACTTTTGTAAGCACTTACAGCTTTAGTGGTTATTAGACTCTGCTCGGATGAAGTAAAGCTTGTAATAACATCTTCAATTGGACTCCTGTATGTGAGTGCCATGTGTTCTCAATTTGATCTATGATTAACTTGAGAATACTTTGAGATGTTATGTTTATCC